ACCACCAACACCTTTGCTGACGTCTTAGAGCGATTAAAAAAAGAAACTGAGGTGGACCTATTGGAAATCCTCAATCTCTCGTCTGAGGAGCTTGTAGACCTACTACAAGACACTATCGAAGATAACCTAGAAAAAATTCTAAACTACTATGAAGATGACGAAGATTTGGACTGGGAAGAAGTCGCCCACAAATCCTGTTAAAAAAGAACAGCACAAAGATAGAAAGACAAAAGAAGAACTAGAACATCGTTGGGAAAACGATGACTGGAATAAACAACTACAGGACTACCTAGATGCAAATCAATCGCTTTAAAAACACATTCGCCGAGAACATTTTCAAGAACAAGTACGCACAAGGACCAACAGACACATGGGATGCCCTTGCTGATCGTTTGGTTGAGGATGTTTGTGGCTCACGTTGGGGCACTGATCGCCCACTTATGTCACAAGAAGATAGAGATCAACTAGCACAATACATTAAGGAGATGAAATTTGTGCCCGGTGGTCGCTATCTCTGGTATGCCGGACGTAAGAATAGTTACTTTAATAATTGTTTCCTGCTACGAGCAGAGGAAGATACACGAGAAGAATGGGCAGAGCTAACAAAGAGAGCAGTAAGTTGTCTAATGACTGGGGGCGGCATTGGTGTAGACTATTCTATTCTACGTCCATCCGGGAAGCCGCTGACTCGTACTGGTGGATTGTCCAGCGGTCCGATCCCACTGATGCAGATGATAAACGAAGTTGGCCGAGGGGTGATGCAAGGTGGCTCAAGGAGATCAGCAATTTACGCAAGTCTCAATTGGCTACACGAGGATATTTCAGCATTCCTCACAGCAAAGAACTGGGATACATCCGTCCGTGAGCTTAAGAACAAGGACTTTAATTTCCCAGCTCCTTTGGATATGACTAATATCAGCGTTAACTATGACAACAAGTGGTTGTATAATGCTGATCGTGCTAATCTACATACTTTTGTAGAGAACTGTCGTCAAGCTATGATGACTGGTGAACCCGGCTTCAGTTTCAATTTTAATGAGAAAGAAAATGAAACACTTCGTAATGCTTGTACGGAAGTTACAAGTGAAGATGACAGTGATGTTTGTAATTTGGGTTCGATTAATATCAGCAACATTAAAGATATTGAAGAATTCAAATCTATTGTTGAACTCGGTTCCAAATTCTTGGTATGTGGAACACTCCGAGCTGACCTCCCGTATGATAAGGTGTATAAAGTCAGAGAAAAGAATCGACGACTTGGACTTGGCCTTATGGGTATTCATGCATGGCTACTTCAACGAGGATATGGATACGAAGTAACTCCTGAACTACACGAATGGTTAAAGGTATATCGAGATGAATCTGAAAGATCAGCTAACGAACACTGCGAACGTCTCTTTATCTCACGACCAGTTGCTTATCGCGCTATCGCGCCTACAGGGTCTATCGGAATCCTCGCCGGAACTACTACTGGTATCGAACCACTCTTTGCAGTTGCTTACAAACGCCGTTACCTTACCGATGGGACGAAGTGGAAGTATGAGTATGTTGTTGACTCAACTGCTGACCAACTTATACGTGAGTATGGGCTTGATCCCAGTAAAATCGAAACAGCTTATGGACTAAGTAATGACTACGAAAAACGAATCAAATTCCAAGCCGACATTCAAGACTATGTCGATATGTCAATTAGTTCAACAATTAACCTCCCTTCGTGGGGATCAAAAGGAAATAATGAAGATAAAGTGCAAGAATTTGCTAGTTGTTTATCCCGTTACGCTCCAAGATTGCGTGGATTTACTTGCTACCCAGACGGAAGTAGAGGAGGTCAACCACTGACAGAAGTACCCTATGAAGAAGCAATTAAACATAAAGGAATTGTTTATGATGAAAACATTGATCGAGCTTGTGTCTCTGGGGTTTGTGGCATCTAATGCATAACCTCATTGTAACCTTTATCCCCGGTATGAAATTAGGTATTGAGTTCTTTATTGGTGAAGACCTAGAAGAAGGTGATGCCTTTGCACTAACACTAGATTTACTTGTACTACGATTTACTTACTTTATTACGAAAGAAGATTAATGCCTATTTACAACCCACTAACAGAATCATTCACCAGTTTCATCGAACGTTTTATTGATTGGTATTTAGAGCAGTAAAATAAAAAAGGGAGGCACTCAAACGAGTGACCTCCCTATATTTTTAGCTTAAGAAAAGTTGCTTCTCAGCTGCACGTCTTTTTACAAGACCGTTTAGTTTTTTCCCACCAGCAAAAACCCACTTATCAAACTCAGCAGCAGCACCACTATAATCCCCTGCATTAAGTTTCTTAAGGAGCGTCGACTGGATAAGCCTACGAACACCAAGATTAAACACAAAAGAACCAAGTGCATCAAGTTGATTTTGAGTAATGGGAACTTTGACAACGGCTCTAACATCAGTTTTTGCCATGAAGAAATCATCTTCTAACCACTCCTCAGCCTGCTGTTGTGTACAACGATCACCTAACTTAACATCTTTAGTGTGACCATAACCTATTGTAGGAACACCAGCAGGACAGAGATAAGCATCTAGTCGAAGACCCTCATAAAGTTTAACAATATCTAGTCCTGTCACTTTAATTTTTCCCATAACGTTTTTCCAAATAAGCTGGAATATCATCACGCACCATTTGCCTACGTTGATCTTCAGTTTGATTTCCATCCATACCAAAGTACTCCCGAAGCAGTAGTGGTGTGTTCTGTCCTTTGATTTGTGTTTCCAAAGCTTTCTGAAGTTTGTCTCTATCACCATTATAGTAATCAGTTAGTAGTCTATCCATAGCTTTGTTGCCATAGTTTACCCTACCTTCTGCATAATGTTGTGCTGCTCTAGAGAGTAACTCTTTTTCTTCTTTATCTCGTTGCTGTTTAGTTAGGATAACCTGTGTGTCCATCGCCTCTTTAGTACTACGAGTACCAAACCAAGGAGCTAGCTTAGCAGCAGTGTCTCTTTCAACAACACCAAGACCTTTACGCCCAGAATGGGTGAAAACATCGCCATCATGTCTGACAGCATCTACAGCACCAGCTACAATACCTTTTGGTAATGTTTTCTTTAGTGCTTGATCCATCTCAGCGTCAGTAACATCCCCACCAAAGACACCAAGAAGTGCTGTTGGTGTATTACCAATAACATCCTTAGCCCAAGATAGGTGTGGAGCAAAAGCAAGTAGTCCTTGTTTCTCAATGTCTGCAATCTTATTTAACATAGAAGTATATCGCATTGAAGCATCAACATCTATGTCAGTAGTACCAGACAAGACGCCATGAGATACCCATGTAGGAGCATGTTTAAGGATTAAGTCACTGGCAGAAGGCCACTGAGTTCCCCACCAACCACTTGCTCTACCGGCTTGTCGTAGGAGTTCGTACTCAGCGATAACTGGCATAGAAATAGCACCACCAAGGATCATAGACACAGCAGCTGTTAAAATTAACGGTGCCGCTGTTCTAGCTCCCGGTTGTTTAACAAACTCTTTGATATCCACAATCATATTACCTGCTTGAGTGTGAAGGAAAGTAGCTAGTGGCGCACCTTGTTCACCAACGAGTCCCATCTCTCTATAAATGGCAGGAAGTTTCTTGTTGCCATAGGCTACCATATTCTCAGTGGCATCACGTCCAGCTGTATTCCAAAGTTCTTTTCCTTTTAGTCCATTCTGTTTATGTAAATTATAGAAGAACACAAAGGAAGCATAACGTGAGAACTTATCCCCAGCAGCAGAGATGGTACGACCTGTTACATGGTTAATAACTTTGTTTATGGTGCTGTTTGGATCAGTACCCACATGCCAATCGTTGAACTCATTAGTCATCTGTGGATGTAAAATATTCCCATCCTGTGATACATGGTAAAGAGCCTCAGCAAAGTCTTTGTCAGCCATCATCTTACCACCAGCTAATTGAGCAAGTGTTTTACCAAAAGCCTGTAGAACTTGACGAGGACTTTCGTTTGTTTTAAAAGCTGATCTAGATGACTGAAGTGCTTGTAATGGTTGTGCAATCCAGATAGCTGGTTTCATAGTAATGTTGGCAGTATAGAAAGCATTGCTGAACAAACCCATGAAACGATCAAAAGCGTGTTTGTCTCTATGACTAAAACCAAACACCTTGTCAACACCAGTATCTAAAACTTCTTTAAATTTGTTAGACCATTGGCGAGACATATCACGAAGAGTTCCTTCATCATATGGTCTACCAATCTGTGATTTAACATAGAAGTCACCAAGTTCTTTAGTGATACCATCAGTCTTGTGGTCATTGTCAATGTGCCATTCAATTAACTTCTTCTGCACATCGCGAGACATAATACTTTGAGCATACTCGTTAACGGCTCTAGGAAGGGCGCTACGCCATCTTTCACCTCGTTGGTGTGGGGTGAGTCCAGCCTCATTCCCAGTGAAGCCTGCGATGATTCCTGAGGCTCTGGAGTGACTTCCGATAGCAGAGTTCTCTTCTGTTAGTGCAGTAAGGGTGTTACTAAGCTTCTCGTTCTGTTCAGATTGTGTTAGACCCTTTAGGCTTTCAATGAAGTCAACAAGATTATCTGTAGCAGAACCACCACGAATGTTAGCAACAGAATCTGTTTGAATATCAATATGCTTATTACCAGCACTTTGCTGTCTGAACCAGTTAGCCCAGTGATCAGCTTCAGCTTTGGTCATAAAGTATTCTGATCTAACAGTAACTCCATTGATCTTAATCGTAGTAGCATAGTCCCCTGTGCGAGATGTCAGTACATAACCCATACGCTGTTTGAGTTTGGGATTAAGGTCATTACCACCTTGCATTCTAACAGCAGCTTCCCAAAGCTTATCAACAGCCTTAGCAACAGCATTAGCTAAATTAGTTTGTTCTGGTGTCCAAGAGCTTTGCTTAGTTGCAATGGTTTCTTGAATATCAATACCACGACGATAACCATCCATCAAAGCATCCATTGTATTGGCAATATCAACACCCTTCATACCATGCATGGCAGGTACAATAGCGTCTTTATTCTCAGCACCACCTAACTTGAAGAAGAATCTACCTTTATTAGCCCAATCTTGGAAAGAGTCTTTACCGTATGTAGTTAAACGAACAAGAGTCTCTCTAGCACGATCAGCCTCATCAACAAACTCAGCTAACTTAGAAAACTCAGGATTGTTTCTCATCATCTGACGTAGGTTCTGTGTGAACCCGTGTGCAAAGATTTTGAGAGAACCATTCTTGATAGCAGACCAAGCTTGTTGTGGTGTGTGTATTGCTT